ACAGAGCATCACTTGCCCTTATGGGCTTCAACTGTCACAGGTGTGACAAATGCAAAGGAGAAAAAATATGCCACTAGATTTTACAGCCGAAGAACTAATCCCCGAAGACATTAACTTTCCCGTGGTCTACGAGGACACTCACTTCCACAAGTCCAAGTACGTCATCAACGGCAACACAGGGGAATACCTTGGTATCGTTGGTAAGAAGTTCAAATGTGCCAGCCACGGTGACTTCTTTACTCGTGCGCATAACGCTGTGTCAGAGCATCTTGGTGAAGAGGTGTGCGACAGCATGAATCTAAAGTTCAGCACTGCACGTAACAATGCGTGGGTGATGATGGAGATGGTCATGCCAAACGTCCTGCGTAAGATTGTCACAGACAAGCACACGACTACCATTGCGCCTCGTCTGATCGCCTTGCACGGCATCGACGGTAGCTGTTCCAATCAGGTATTCTTTGGAGAGATTGACTTCTTCTGCCTGAATGGTATGATACGTGGAGACCACGACAAGGTACGCAGAAAGAACACGTCTAACTTTAGCATGGACAGGTTCATCTCTGACCTACGCAAGTCACGTCAGGACTTTGACACACGGACTGCACAGCTACAGCGTTGGGCTGAAACTAGCCTCATGTCAGTAGATGTCCGGGCTTTCTTGGAAAAGTTACTGAAGTCTGACCGTGCCGCAGACAAGATGTTTACCTTGTATAATCAAGAGGTTAGTGTACGTGGACGTAATGTGTGGGCATTGTATTCTGCCTTTACAAACTACGCTACATACGCAGATGAACGTAACGGTTTTGAGATGCGTAACACAGGCAACGATACTGCCGCTATGACTATGTTCAACAGAGAGAACAAAGTGTCACAGTGGATAGGCAGTGATATGTTCAAGGCGTTATCAGCATGAGTAACAGTAAACTTTACAGAACCAAAGAGACAACAGATTATGCTTTGGATTACTTTCGTACTAACGACATAAAAGCAGAGGAAGTTGACAAGAGTTTTGATATGCTGTATGTTTGGAACAAGTATAATAGGCAGTATATCTACTGGCCTACAACTGGAAGGTGGAGAAGTAAGAACTCAAGGACAGGAGTAACATACATGTCTAAAGGAGTTGAGGACTTTGACACAAGATTCTTAAACAACTAAGAAAGGAGGTGCGCCATGTTGACATTAGACAGTGCAATGGGTATGTTCATCGGACTCGCAGTGGGTGATGCGCTTGGCGCACCCCTAGAGTTCATGCCCAGCAGAGAGCCAGATGACTATATCACCAAGTACATGAAGGGTGGTCATCACGATATGAACAAAGGTGAGTGGACTGACGATACAGCTATGGCACTAGGCATGGCACAGTCTTTCATCGACAATGCTGGTGAGTTCAAGCCAGAAGATATCATGGGTAACTGGGCAGTGTGGCGTAGCCACGGAGAGTTTATCCCACGAGGTTTTTGTTTTGATATTGGTACTACAACTGAACGTGCTATCATAAAATACATTAAAGACAAGACGGTGTACAACGGAGTATCACTTGACACTGAATCAGGTAATGGTGCGCTGATGCGACTTGCACCTGTGGTCATGGTATCTGCCACACCAGAACGTGCAATGGAGTTAGCTGTAGCACAGACAATCATGACACACGGTAGCCCGACAGCTATTGAGTATAGCCGTGTATTTGCACACGAACTGTGGCATGGTGACGCATTGCAAAGATATAGAAAATACAGGTTGCCTTTGGACATTGACCGTGAGAAGGTTATGTCAGGTGGTTACGTAGTAGAAACATATCAGTGTGCTATGTGGGCTTTCATGACTACGAATAACTTTGCTGATTGTATTATTAAGGCAGTCAATCGTGGCTATGATAGTGACACCTGTGGTGCAGTAGCTGGCATGATAGCTGGCGCACATTATGGATACAAAGGTATACCAAAACGGTTCACAGAAGAACTTGCATGGCACGATGAATTACGTAGAGCAGCACTAAAGCTGCATCAGTTAAGGAGATAACATGAAGTTACAAAAACTAATACATGATTACACTTCTTCTTATGATTACAAGCAGTTGCGTGATGAAACTAAAGCACAGTATAAATACTTTCTGAACGTAATGCTACAAACAAAAGTTGATGGAGTGCAACTTTTTTCTTTGGAGTGTGACAAAATTACAACACGTATGGCAAAGACAGCGTACAATGAGTGGTGTGAACGTGGCATACATCTTGCCAACCACACCATCTCTGTCACTCGCATCGTGTTTAATCACGGTGTGCGTGAGGAACTCTGTATGGCCAATCCCTTTGCTATCGTCCGTAAACGAGCCGCTGAGAAGCGTAAGGTTGTCTGGGGTAGGGAGGATGTACAAAAGTTTTTAGACGTAGCCTACAGCGATTTTAGGTGGCGTAACATAGGATTGATTGCACAGATGGCATACGAATGGTGTCAACGTCTGGGTGATATGCGTATGCTGACATGGAATAGTGTCAATCTGGTTGACCAGACTGTGCATATTGAACAGTCAAAGCGTAGAGCAGAGGTATTCTTGCCTATATCAGATGAATTGCATCAGATGTTAGTACAACAAAACGAAGACTTTGGCTTTCAAGATTATGTAGCACCAAGACCCAGACCAATACGAGGTGTCTACCAACCATACACATTGCACAAACTACCGTTGTATGCACGTGAGATTATGGAAGAGGCTGGGTTGCCAAAGGAACTACGCCTATCTGATTTACGTAGGACAGGTACAACTGAGATGGTAGATGCAGGTGTCGGTATCGGACAGATAATGTCGGTTACAGGACATGCTAATGCACAATCAGTCACACCGTATCTAAAAAATACACTAACAAGTGCTGATTATGCATTGACACAGCGTAAAAATCATGGTACAAGTACACCAAGTGCCGCAAAGGAAAGTGATTAATACATGTACAATATATATAACACTATAAGTGATATAGATATACCTAATGGTAGTACAAAGAGAATGAATTGTCCTGTATGTAAAGGATACAAAACATTTACAGTGACAAATAATATGGGTTCTCTTGTATGGAATTGTTACAAGGCTTCTTGTGATACTAAAGGTGGCACTCGTGTGCATTTATCTGTAGATGATATACGTGATGGCTTTGCTGGTGCAAAAGAGTTTGCATCCGATGTACCTTTCGTATTACCGGATTGTATTGTACCTCACAACAATCGTAGTGAGGTGTTGACATACACAGAGAAGTGGGGTATAAATGCAGACGAGTTGAATTTGATGTACGATGTGCGTGAGAATAGGGTCGTGTTCCCCGTTGTACATCAAGGTAAGATAGTTGATGCTACTGGTCGCACACTATCTAACCGACTACCAAAGTGGAAACGCTATGGTAACAGCACCTTGCCTTTTTCGATGGGCTATGGTAAGGTAGCTGTAGTTGTTGAGGACTGTGTGAGTGCCGCAGTTGTTGGTAATGATGTGTTTGTTGGTGTTGCTGTGTTGGGAACATCATTATCCGAAGGACACAAGAGGTATCTATCGCAGTTCTCAACGGCTGTCATTGCTCTTGACCCCGATGCTTTACCAAAGACATTAGCATTTGCAAAAGAATTAAGAGGTCACGTATCTAACGTAAAGGTATTACGCTTGACAGATGACCTAAAGTATCGTAATAAAATGGACATGGACAATTTAAATAATATAGGAGAGACAAATGGAATTATCACTGGTTAGAAGTTTGATGGATAAAGGGTTCTACGATGACCATCGTGGCGCACGTTGTCCTGACAGACTATTTAGTAAGGATGTACGCAAGATAAAGCAGACAGTTGATACTGCCATGCAGCGTTACGAGCGTACCGTAACACCTGATGAGGTTGAGGCATTGTTTATGTCCAACAACCCAACGCTTACTACAGCACAGAAGCAAGCATACTCTGCTCTGTTTCACAACATCAAGAAAGAAACACCTCTTGGTGGAGACATTGCAGGTGAAGTATTGTCTAAGTTGTTTCAGCAAGTGGTTGGAGAAGACATTGCTAACCTTGGTTTTGATTATGTTAACGGTGACAAAGCTACACTAGAGCCGCTACGCAATCTGCTAGAGCAGTACAGTGATGACTTTACGCCTGACCTACGTGTTGAGTGGGATGACATTGACCTCGATACATTGATGGCAAAGGCTGACCTTGAGGCACGTTGGACGTTTAACATTCCTAGCCTGACACGTAAGGTAGAGGGGGTAAATTCTGGACACTTGATTGAGATTGGTGCAAGACCAAACACTGGCAAGACATCATTTCATGCCAGCTTAATTGCCAGTCCCGGTGGGTTTGCACATCAAGGTGCTAACTGCATTGTCTTATGTAACGAAGAGGGATATCACCGTGTTGGTGCAAGATACCTAACTGCCGCTACAGGAATGACAATGCGTGATATTAAGAACAATTCAAGTAAGGCACGTGACTTATATCAGCCTGTCAAGGAACGCATTAAGATTAAGGATGCAACAGGCCGTGACATGGCGTGGGTAGAGTCTATCTGTAAGACATACAAGCCAGACATTGTACTGCTTGATATGGGTGATAAGTTTGCCAAGGGTGGATATGCAAGACAGGATGAGGCATTGAAAGCTAATGCTGTTCATGCCCGTCAGATTGCAAAAGAACATGAGTGTGCTATGTTCTACATGTCTCAGCTATCAGCAGAGGCAGAGGGTAAGGTGCTACTCAATCAGTCAATGATGGAGGGTTCACGCACAGGCAAAGCAGCAGAGGCTGACCTCATGGTGCTGATTGCTAAGAACCCTGTTGTTGATGGACAAGAAGAAGAGGATACACAGCGTCATCTCAACGTAGTAAAAAATAAGTTGACAGGTTGGCATGGTGTGGTACACTGTGAACTAGATTATAAAACAGCGAGGTATGAAGCATAATGAAATTAGTATTAGACGTAGAAAATACAGTTACGCATCGTGATAACAAGATACACCTTGACCCATTTGAAGCAGACAACTCACTAACTATGATTGGTATATTGACTGATCAAGGTGTAGAAAGACACTTTCCATTTGACCACGTAGATGTTCCTAATCAAAAGGATTATCATGAGCGTGTGCAATGGTTCTTAGATGAAGCAACTATACTCATCATGCACAATGCAGCACACGATTTACTATGGTTGTGGGAGTCAGGCTTCAAGTATGATGGCCCTGTATTTGACACGATGCTTGCTGAGTACGTATTGCAACGAGGCCAGAAGAAACCTCTGTCTCTTGAGGCTTGTGCAGAACGATATGAATTAGAAACACAGAAGGAAGGAACACTAAAAGAATACTTTGCTAAAGGTTATAGCACACGTGACATACCTTACAATGAGTTGACTAAGTACCTGTCTGCTGACCTTCATGCTACACAGGAACTATCCGATAAGCTGATGTATAGACTGAACACTAAAGATAGTAGACTGTATGACACAGTTACCCTGACCAATCAGGTCTGCGTCTCACTGTCACGTATATATCAAACAGGATTTACTGTTGACAAGGATGCACTAGATAGTGTAAAACAAGAGTATGAAGAAGAACGAGAACAGTTAGTAAAGGATTTGCAAAAGCATGTTCGTAATCTGATGGGTGACACACCTATCAATTTGAATAGTCCAGAGCAGTTGTCGTGGGTTATCTATTCACGTAAGGTCAAAGACAAAACGTATTGGGCTAATACGATTGACCGTTACATGGATGACACAGACTTCCGCACTCTCCTGTCCAACGACACAGAGCGTCTGTATAAAACCAAAGCGGTTCAATGTACAGATTGCTCTGGGTCTGGATACATAACTAAAACAAAGAAGGATGGTACACCATATGCAAGACGTAATCGTTGTACTACTTGTAATACTGCAGGGTTTTTGTTCAATTCCACAAACGAGATTGCTGGCCTCAAGTTTAAACCGCCATCATCTAAGTGGGCTAGTGCAAATGGTTTTAGCACAAGTAAAGAGAACCTTGAAACGCTGGCTAATATAGCCAAGGCAAAAGGCATGACAGATGCAGCAGAGTTTCTGTCTAAGGTCAGGCGTTTGAGTGCTGTTGATACATACCTGTCCTCATTTATTGAGGGCATACGTAAATACACTAAAAGTGATGGTAAGTTGCATGTTCGTTTATTGCAACACCGCACACAAACAGGACGACTTTCTGGGGCTGACCCTAACATGCAGAACATGCCACGTGGTGGTACGTTTCCTGTAAAGAAAGTATTTATTTCACGCTGGAAGGGTGGTAAGATACTTGAGGCTGACTTTGCACAGCTAGAGTTTCGTGCTGCTGCTTTCCTATCACAAGATGGAGTAGCAATTGAAGAAGTTTCAACTGGGTTTGATGTTCACTCATATACGAGTAAAGTTATATCTGATGCTGGTCAACCTACGAGTCGCCAAGAAGCGAAAGCGCACACCTTTGCGCCCCTTTACGGGGCAACGGGGTACGGACGCACACCTGCCGAAGCAAAATACTACACACACTTCACAGAGAAGTACGAAGGTATCGGGCTTTGGCATACCAGATTGGCTAAAGAGGCTTTAAATACAGGTGTTATACGAACACCATCAGGCAGAGAGTTTGCTTTTCCTGATGTTGTACGCAAGGCAAGTGGCAGGGTATCACACTTTACACAGATAAAAAACTACCCTGTTCAGTCTTTTGCTACTGCAGATATTGTGCCTATTGCATTGCTTCATATTGAGGGGTTGCTTTCTGATATGAAATCATGTATAGTCAATACAGTGCATGACAGTATTGTTATTGATGTGCATCCTGACGAAGAGAAAACAGTAATAGATGCAATTAATAATACAAACAAAGAATTACCTAATTTGATTGCATTGAGATGGGGAGTTAACTTTAATGTACCCCTCCTACTTGAATCAAAAATAGGTAACAATTGGCTTGACACGAAGGATGTAAGCTGATATAACTATCGAACTTTCAACTATCAAAGGAGTGAAATACATGACACAATTAACAACAATTGATACCAACAACTATGCAGCTATGGCAAAAGCAATGGGTATTGCATCTGAAGCAAATAATTCAAAGCAGAAGTCTAGTAGCTTGGCTCGTTTGCGTATCAACCACAGCCCTGTTATGGGGCAAACAGAAGTAAAGGGTAAGATAGTCAACATGGAAGTTGTATCTGGCGGTACATACAAGCTAGAGATTCCTGATGGTGAAACTTACTACGCTTCATCAATTAAGGTACGTCCATTCATGCAGCGTTTCATGTACAAGCGTTTTGTACGTGGCATGGGTGATGCACCTAATCGCTACGTTAAAACACTAATGTCAGATGACTTGAACATAGACCTCAAGGATAATGACGGTGGCTTTAACTGTGGCAAACCTGCTGGTTATATCAAAGACTTCAAGGCATTGCCAGAGAAGATGCAAGAGTTAATCAAGCAGATTAAACGTGTCCGTGTTGTGCTTGGCACAGTAGAATTGTCAGATGCTATCACTATTAATGGTGAGTCTGCTGACCTTGGTGCTGTTCCATTCATATGGGAGATTGACAATCGTGATGCTTTCAAGATTGTTGGTGAGAGTTTCAACTCACTTGCAAAAATGCAACGTCTTCCGGTGCAACACTTAATTACGGCTAACACTCAGGAAAGAAAATTACCTAATGGTAATGCCTTTTACCTTCCAGTAGTGTCGCTAGATGTCTCAAAGACAATCAACATTAGCGATAAAGACCAAGCAATGTTTGCTGACTTTATGGCATGGGTGGATAACTACAACTCGTACATTGCAAACGCATGGGCTGAAAAAGCTAACTCAGACATGGATGACGATGACATTGATGTTGTAGATGACTTGGTTGACATTGAGATTGAGGAAGACGAGGTAGCGTAATGAACCATCCTGCTGAACTTGCATTGCATCAGTACATGGAAGATGCTGTATCAGGCAAAACAACAATGTCTGATACCACCATTGACCAAGTAGCAAGCGACATTAAAGATGCACTCAAGCGGCAGTTTGGTGGACATAAAAATGTTGGAGGGTTTAGCTTGCGTATGTCAAACGTAGGCAGACCCTCCTGCCAACTTTGGTATGAGAAGAACAAACCAGAGGTTGGACTACCAAAGCCAACTACATTCGTAATGAACATGATGATTGGAGACATCGTTGAAGCTGTCTTCAAAGGATTGCTAAAAGAAGCGGGAGTAAAATATGAAGATAGCAAAAAGGTTACTCTTAACCTCAGTAATACTAACGTGTCTGGCACATATGATATTGTCATTAGGGATGCAGTTGACGATATTAAATCAGCTTCAAACTGGTCATACACAAACAAGTTTGAATCCTATGACACGCTGGCAAGCAGTGATGCCTTTGGATATGTTGCACAACTAGCAGGGTATGCAAAAGCATCTAGCAAAAAAGCTGGTGGTTGGTGGGTAGTAAACAAAGCTAATGGTCAGTTCAAGTATGTACCAGCTACAGGACTTGACATCGATAAGGAAGTTAATAAGATAGAAAGGTTGGTTGATACTGTTACACAGAATAAGTTTGAGCGTTGCTTTGAACCTATAGAAGAAACATTTAGAGGTAAAGCTACAGGTAATAAGATACTTGACAAGACGTGTTCTTTCTGCGTATACAGAAAAGACTGCTGGCCTAATCTTGTACAGCGTCCTGCTGTAATGTCAAAAGCTGTTTCACCAAAACTTGTAGACTATGTTGAATTAAGAAAGGAGTATAGAAATGCAGGATGAATTACAGGAACTACTAGACCAAATTAAAGAAGCGGAAGCACATCTCGCAGAACTACGCAAAGAGTATCGTGAGAAGCGCACTGCTGGCCTTAGAGCAGCTATTGAAGCACGTAACGAAGCAGATGCTATGATACGTGAAGAGATGAAAGCTATGGGATATAGTGGTCTTACATGGAGAAACCTACGGTAATGCCACCTAACTTTAAACAGTTTAGGGTAGCACGTAAGTATGGGTATCGGTCAGGCTTAGAGGTAAAGCTATCTGATTATCTGAAGGAACTAAAGATTGACTTTGGTTACGAGTGCATCAAGATAGAATGGGAAGACCTAGCCTACCGTACCTATACACCAGACTTTGTATTACCTAACGGTATCATAATAGAAACGAAGGGAATGTTTACAGCAGCGGATAGACGTAAACATCTGGCTATAAAGAAGCAGCATCCCAAACTAGATATACGTTTTGTATTTGAAAACCACAGACGTAAACTAAGAAAGGGTGCTAAGTCTACCTACGGAGAGTGGTGTGACAAGCACGGATTTATGTGTTACAATAGAATCGTGCCTGAAGAATGGTTAAAAGAGAAAGGCAAGAACAAACACCCAGAGTTTATCAAGTTCTCTGGTACAAAAATAAAAAGGAGAAAGTGATGAGCAAAAGAGAATATGATAGAGTAGAACCAGAAGATTTTATTGTGCGTATTAGACCAACACAAGATAGTGATGGCGTATGGAACGGTGAGATTGATGTTGCAATTATAACACAACCAGAAAATTCTTTAGACGAAGAGGATTACTTTCAGGTTATGCACTTCTGTAAAATGATTGCATCAACAATTCCAGTGATGGAATTAAATGAAGACTTTCGTGAATTAGTACATGCCTATGTTGTGGAAAAGGTTGACAAGCACTATGAAGTTGAGTTAAAAGATAAACCAAGAGTTGTCGGAACAGATGGCAACGTGGTTAAGATTGACTTTAGTTCTAAAACAGAAGGAAGTGCATAATGACAAGCTATAAGAATATTATGGAAAAGATTGAGCTAGATTCAAAAGAAGCATACGGAAATGTAAACATGGTGGATAGCCCACCACACTATAACAATACAGAGATTGAATGCATTGAAGCTATTGCAGCAGCCACAGGTGATGGATTTGAATACTATCTTCAAGGTAACATTATAAAGTATTTATGGCGTTATCGTTACAAGAATGGCACTGAGGACTTGAAGAAAGCAAAATGGTATCTAAATAAATTGATAGTCGAGGTTGAGGGTTGCTATGATGATGAGAGTTAAAATGTTTCTTACATTGGATGTAGACCCAGAAGAATATCCAGTTCCCGCTGATGAAAATGTAGCAGAAGAATTAGAAGAGAGCCTTCAAGAATACTTATATGACATAGAAGGTATTAACATACGTAACATAAGAACAATACAGGAGTAAGATTAAATGATAAGCAACCATTTACCTACAGATTACCAAAACTTTATTGCACTGTCTCGTTATGCGAGATGGAAAGAGGATGAACAACGAAGGGAGACGTGGACTGAAACAGTCTCACGATACTTTGATTATCTTTCTGGTCATCTGCTAACTAAACATAATTACAAACTAGCTGATGAACTGAGAGCAGAACTAGAGACTGCTGTTCTTGACCAGAATATTATGCCAAGCATGAGAGCCTTGATGACATCTGGTCCTGCATTAGACCGTTGCAATGTAGGTGGATATAACTGTTCGTATGTTCCTGTAGATAGCCCACGTGCGTTTGATGAGACAATGTACATACTCATGTGCGGCACAGGTGTAGGCTTCTCTGTTGAACGTCACAACATTGAGAAGCTACCAATCGTCAACGAAGACATGCATTACACAGATACAGTCATCAAGGTTGGCGATTCACGTCCGGGCTGGGCCAAATCACTGCGTGAACTAATCTCGCTCCTCTACGCAGGGCAAATACCACAGTGGGATGTATCAGAAGTACGTCCTGCAGGTGCAAGGTTAAAAACCTTTGGTGGTAGAGCCAGTGGCCCAGCCCCTCTTGAAGAACTCTTCGAGTTTTGTATAGAGAAGTTTAAAGCAGCATCAGGTCGTAGGCTATTTCCAATAGAGTGTCATGACATCATGTGCAAGATTGGCGAGGTTGTAGTTGTCGGTGGGGTCAGACGCAGCGCACTCATTAGCCTTTCTAACCTGAACGATGACCAAATGGCTCATGCGAAGTCAGGTCAATGGTGGGAAAACGAAGGACAACGTGCGCTTGCAAACAACAGCGTTGCCTACAAAGGTAAGCCACAGATGGGTACATTTATGCGGGAATGGCTATCTTTGTACGAAAGTAAATCAGGTGAGCGTGGTATATTTAATCGCAAGTCTGCACAAGTACAAGCAGCTAAAAATGGTCGCAGAGATTCCGAACAAGATTTCGGATGTAATCCCTGTAGTGAAATTATATTACGTCCTTATCAATTCTGTAACTTATCTGAGGTTGTTGTACGTGAAACAGATACACAGCAAACACTAACAGAGAAGGTACGTTTGGCTACAATACTTGGTACATTCCAATCTACTCTGACTGACTTTAAGTACCTGCGTAGTATCTGGAAGAAGAACACAGAAGAAGAGCGTCTGCTTGGTGTGTCACTAACAGGTATCATGGACAATCAGTTGACAGCAGGTAAGTCTGCTCACCTTGGTATGAACATTGGACAGACACTTGAGGCATTACGTGATGTAGCTATTGATGCAAACAAAGCTATGGCAAAGCAGCTAAAGATACCACAGTCCACAGCTATCACATGCGTTAAGCCATCAGGCACAGTATCACAGTTGGTAGACAGTGCATCAGGTATCCATGCTCGTCACAACCCATATTATATTCGCACTGTTCGTGGTGATAATAAAGACCCACTAACACAGTTCATGGTAGCACAAGGTATTCCTGCAGAGCCAGATGTTATGAAGCCAGATAGCACAACAGTGTTTAGCTTTCCAATGAAATCACCTGCACGTGCTGTAACACGCACTGCTATGTCTGCTATTGAACAGCTTGAGTTATGGCTTATGTATCAGCGTTATTGGTGTGAACATAAACCATCTGTTACAATTTCTGTGAAAGAAGATGAGTGGATGGAAGTTGGTGCATGGGTGTATAAACACTTTGATGAAGTGTCAGGCATCAGCTTTTTGCCATTTAGTGAACACACATATAAGCAAGCACCTTATCAGGATTGTACTGAAGAAGAATACAAAGAAATGAAAGTGCATATGCCTACATCAATTAATTGGTCTGCATTGCAAGAGTTTGAGAAAGAAGACACTACATCAGGTGGTCGTGAGTTAGCATGTACTGCAGGAGTTTGTGAAGTAGTTGACTTAACTGCTGCATAATGATAGAGTGTAGTGGATTAAACCTATTGTGGTGGCAGTGGTGGATACTTGTGATGATTACGGTAAACACCATGCTTAACTTGGTAGTATTCTTTAAACATAGATTTAAGAAAGGAGAAAGAAAATGAATATAAGACAAGTGTTAATTAATGCAGCACGTTCACATTATGCTGGACATATTAATAAACACATTGCTAATATAGAGGTGTTGCTTAATAATCCTGTAGGTATAGGAGAGCATCAAGATATACAAGAGTCAATTGAGATTGAGTTAGGTCACATTGCAGATTACCACGATAAGCTAGAAATGCTTAATAAGTTTTTCATGGCAAAGAAAGGAGAAGAAAATGATAAAGAGATTTCTGAGTAACCCATACACAGGGAAACCAATGTACTACAAAGATAATCCAGAGGCAGTTAAGAAACGTGATGCAAAACGCATGTACGTAAATGGAAAGGAGATTTCAAAGAAGCATCCTTTACATAAGCCCGGACGGTACAAATCATTAGATGATGCTTGGTCACATAATAAGATTGAGTCTGTTAATGAGGGTGAGGTTTACGCAATCACAAACTCTGCGTGGCCTGAGTGGGTAAAGATTGGAAAGGCTGTTGATTCTGATGATAGACTTAATGGATACCAAACATCATCACCGTTTCGTGATTACAAAGTTCTTACTACAATCTCTGTGAAGAACAGACACGAAGCAGAAAAAGCAATGCACTTCTTGTTTGCAGAACATGCTAATGATAGAAAGGGTGAGTGGTTCAAGATTCCTGTTAGACAAACTAAGGAGTTGTTCGATGGATTTAGAGCAGCAAGCTAAAGAGTGGATGAAGGAAAAACACAAAGACATGCAAATGAATGACTACCAAAAAAAGTCAATTGAGTTTGCCATCTATCCAGCCACGCACAGGATTTTATATCCTGCGCTTGGTCTGGCAGGTGAAGCAGGTGAGGTTGCCAATAAGGTTAAGAAGTTCATTAGGGATGGTGCTGACAAGGAATCATTTGAAGTTAAGAAACTTGAGATAGCAGCGGAGATTGGCGATGTTCTATGGTACTGCGCTAATTTGGCAAATGACTTGGGTATTAATCTTTCTGATATTGCTTCTGAAAATTATTCTAAACTATCAGGGCGAAGTAAAAGAGGCACACTTGGAGGTGATGGAGACAATAGGTAAGATATTTATTTTATCACTACTATGTTATTATATGTACTATATAGGTACAATAATACATTACACAATAAAAGAGGGGGCTTAATTGCCCCCTTATTTATGTGAGGCTAACCCGCCTCTGTTCATTTTCTGTGTTCCCAAGAACAGCAATCGTTTAAGGTCTTTGTATCCTAACTTCTCTGTATCAATCTCACCGTTCATATATATTCCTAGACCAGCATCCTCTAATTCTTGTTTCTTTTTAACACTTAAACTTTTTGTACTAAACAATGCATCATTCAAATCTTTATCAGGTACACCAGAGAGAACCTCTTTTGCTTTAAACCTAGCACCTAACGTATCTTTTTTAGACATTGTACCTAATATAGACCTTATACTTGTTGCAATTTTTTTCCGCTGTCCTTCTGGTAAGTTATCAGGAAGCGTGCCGATTGCTTCAAGAAAATCATTGCTTTTATTTTGGTCTAATAAAGTTTCTAATAAATCATCATACGTGCCACGTGCGCCATATTGTTCTGTAAACTGACCAAGAGATTGCAACTTGTTTAGAACTTCTCTTGTTCTATCATATACTTGTCTTGCACCTTTAGTAGAGATAGGATACTGAACATCTGTATATATGGTGTCCTTCTTTTTAATTATGTCGTTCACCATATCCTGACCTCGTTGAACCTTCTGTTCAAGTCTATAATTATCTGCTAAGACTTTAGCATCGAGCAACTCAGGATTTGTTATCGCTTCTTCACCTTCAAGATGTATACTCTTTGGAAGTCTAAAACCTATCTGCCCCGGTTCTCTTAGTGGTAAACTGCCCTTACCATATATCATGGCTTTCTTATATTCTTCAGGAGTCATATTCCTAGTTAACTCTGGTGGCAAGTCTGCATATATAATGTTTTCTGTATCCCCAGCACCAAATCCCGGCTTCATAGCTACTAATGGGTCACGAGAAAATGACATCATTGGTTCTTTTAATTCTGCATGTTGTCCAGTAGCAAATTTATCCAACCCTACTTCACCCCTAAAATCTTTAAAAGACTGAAGACCTTCCTCACGTATTTTTTCAGCACGTGTTCTGGTTGCTTTTCTGTCCATAACTTTAGACGCAGAGTCTGATATTGTTTTAAAGTTAAAATCTAATTCTCCTTTTGTTATGTTATTACTAGCGTCTGGAGTAATAAAACCTATAACATCGCCTGTCTCTCCAGTTTCTGTATTAAATTCTTTAACTCTATACAACCTTTTATTATCTCCGTCTTGTACTATTTTAGTAGTAACTACATCAATAGGTTGATTAGGCTCACGAAGAATAGGCACTTGAATCCCATCAAAAGGACGGTCCTCTTGAAATTTAATAATGTCATCCATATTTAAAACTTGGTCAGGGCTATTAAAAGGTTGACCTTGTACTGCCCCTACTCTCTTATCACTTAATAAATCAAACATTTTATTAGACCCAGATTTAATATATGCTTCTTGCATATTGTTTAAATCTTCTATGCCTTCAGCCATGTCTGACTTGCTTGCCTGACGCATACTTGCAGCACCATGAAACACTTTAGGTGTAGGTTTTTCTTTTGGTTCACCACTAAACTCTGCTCTATGCAATTGTCCTTGAGGAACATTTCTACCACGGAACTGAGTGCCTACATCTTTTGTTAAGATACCCTTATCTTTTGCCAGTATCTCTGCACGTTCAGAAATCCTAGCTTGCCGTTCTAACATCTCTTTTGTCTGTTCAGACATACGTGATTTAGCGGTTTCCTTCACACCCTTCTTTATGACATCAGCTACTGCACCACCTGCTGGTATAAAACCTGCAATAGACAATGCGCCAAGCGCACCACCTAATCCCATGTCAATAATGTCACCTTCTTCGTAACCCTCTTCAATAAGCGCACGTGCCATACGCATATCTTCTGGCAGTTCAGTAGCAGCTTTGATATCACCAACTATAGGGGTTATATCTAAAGCAAATTCACCTGCTGTTTTTAACCCCTCTAGTGTAACAGAAGGGTAAAACGCAGTATTGTTTTCATCGTCAGCATTAAATAAATTTAAGTCTAACTCACCTGTGATTGCTTTCACCGTGCAACTCCACCTGTTTTTACAGCCTCATTATTTGCTGTTTCTACTGCCCAACGAAGCACATTCATATCTCTTCCACGAACGGCAATGGAGTTACCTCTTTCTGCGATAATAGAACCACCACCACCATACTTTTCTTCATACAGTAACTGAACAATATCTTTTATGTTTTTAGGTGTTCTTTCCCAAGCGGTAAGGTCAAGAGATGTAAATGGTTCTCCTGCTTCAGCAGCTTCTCTTTCCATACGGGAAGTTGCCCTCTCTTTTGCTTTCTCCACTAATTTTTTTACACGAACAGAAAGTTCCTGTCTTCTTTCTGGAATATTTTTATTTTGATAAGTCTCCCCCAAAATAACATTTTCAAGTGTGTCAGTTAAATTTAACGCACCATCTTCTCGTGATAACTCTTGACGAATGTACATATCTAACTTGTCATTAGGTTGACGTTTGTACAATTCATAGGTATCAATGTTAAGACGTGCCATCTCTTTCTGAAGAAGTGTTTTCTGTGGACGTTTACCCATACCAAACAATTGTTTTTCCACAGAGTCAACTGCTTTTAACGGACCTGTTTGAAAAGGAGAACGTGCAGGTCTTTCGTATCCACCTATGGCAGTGTCAGGTAACGCACGTGTACCACGAGCAAGTGCTGTTTCGTAGATAATTTTAAAGAAACTAACTTCTTCATCCGCTTCACCTGTTCGTGTCTCAGGAATAAAACGTGACTCAGGGTCAAATGGTGCATAGAAATCTTTTACAACAGACAGTGGAAGAGTATAGGTATTGATAAGATTACCCACTGCTTCACCAATTACCTTTGGTGTTTTTTGATTACCTACATCTGTCCATAGCTGGTCAAGCATATACAGACCAAAGCCTGTTCTAAAGGTAGAGCCTAGTAGTGCCTGTGACGCATCCCTAAAATACTTGCTACCAGATGTAGGAAGAGTGCCATTATAACCACGATACATTAAATCTGCAGCAAGCATGAAAGGTGCAAAAGGACCATAAACAGGTCTACCGTCTACAATCTTACCATCATTAGTTTTTATCTCATACCAATTATTTGTTTCACCTTGTTTCACCCTCCAAGCAAGAGCAGTACCAAGCATAGCCATGCCTGTCATTTGTCTGGCTAGTTTTTTACTTGTGTTTGTTTGGTCAAGAGGATTTGCAAGGCTCATCAAAGGAGCATGTTGATAGATAAACTTTAACTGATTTGCAATAAATCTTGGGAAGGGCATAAAGGTGGAGATAAGGAATGGAAAGTCTTGGTGTGCATTTAAAAAACCACGAACAACTTTACTGTACTTATCATTTCCTTTAAAGTTACTCTGGTATGTAAATTCATACGCATCATCAATAGCACCCTGCATAATTTCTGTATCTATGCGGTTGAACTCACCTTTTCTGATGATGTCGTTTAGGTCTGCGCCACTGTCAGATAATCTTCTACGCAATGATGCAGCCATAACTGCACTTTTAAAAAAGTTATCAGATGCTGTGTTTAGAAAGTTTGCTTTTCTTCCTATTTTTGCTAGAACTGTTTCTGAAGATGTAACTGCTGACAGGTCAGCCGCTTCTCTAAATAGTTTAGCTGCCTCTTCAGGAAAAGCATCTGTGTATATTTGACGTATAACACTTGCTTCTTGTGGATTAAATGCATACTTAGCTACATCAAATGTACCGTCCAATGGATTACGTAGGTTAAGTACGTTATCAAAAGCACGTGTAGTAGCATCTATACCAATACGAAAGCCACCATTGATATTGTTACGCATGGTAGTAGCAAGCTGAGATGTCATCAAACCAAGACGCAAGCTATCTAAGTCTTTTATGTAATGTTTTCTTTCAGCGTCAACAACAGCACGTCTAGCTTCTTTACCCGATAGAGGTGACACACCTGCTTCATTTAATTTATCTAAGTCATCAACAAATCCATCAACAACATCTCTAGCAGATTTTAATTTAGGGTCAACCGCACGTTTTACTATACTAGCTTGTGCCAGTGTGCGTCCAGCTTCTGACATTTCTGCGTAGTACACAAGAGAAAACTGATCAAGAGTAAGATTGTGTTCATCCATAATATTACGAATGTCTTTAACATCAAGTTCACCATTTTTAATTAATCTTGTTATACCCTCAGTTATTCTTTCACCTTTTTTTAGTTGTAGTTTTTTAGAAACCTGTAAAGTTGCAGCAGTGATATTCCTAAATACATCAGAACCTAGTGCAGCTTCCATAGTTTCACCGGGCTGTAAGTCTTGTTTTAACTTACGCCCTATGGCTACTTTTGTAGGGTCAAGCTGGTTTAGTCCACGCTGTACCCGTGTTATATCTTTTTGGGAATTTTCTTTGAGTACACGTGCTGTAGCTTCACTTGCCTTATTTGCTTTTTCAGCCGCAGCAAACTGTGCTGCTTCGTATAACTCATCTGCTTCTTTGCCTTTTGTTATAGCACGTTTTGCTACAGGAAAAGACAACAAACCACCTGTTACACCAGAAATGCCAGCAGTAAGTGCTACATTACCTGCGTCAATTTTATCTTGTAAGCCTGTCTCTACACGAACTTGCTCTTGCGACATTGCTTGACCCGCACCAATAGTAGCCTCAACTGTACCTGCTGCTAATGCTCTGCGTCCAGCAGTTTTAGTTGCTTCACGCATAGTTTTAGACAGCACTGTACGCAAGCCTACTTTAGCAGCTTGTGTACCAGCAACAGATGCAGCTTTACCAAAGCCGCCTGTAGCTAAACCAAGATATGTAGAGGGGGCGGTTGCTACACCTTGTATGTAATCAAACATCATCTTACCACCAAAAGATGTATCCGTTTTATCATACACATCAATTAGTCTAGCAAATCTTTGTTTACCTTCAAGGTCAGCATTTTGTGCGTATTCAAGGTCACGAAGAGCAGTTACCTCGTTTACATTTTGGTAACGCATATGCTCCATAAACTTGTCATACGTGTCTTGTGCTGAAAGAGGTTCTTCTATACCATCTCTTTCTCTAAGGAAGAGGCCAGCATCTCTAATAAAATCTATGTCGGATAGCAACTCTTCTTCTGTAATGCTATCTTTTTGATTGTAGCTTTTTAGCATTGCTCATCTCAACCCGTGATTGACTTAATCATTCTTTCTCTAGCTTCAGCAGCTTTTTGCTTTGCTATCTCCTCTCCATCCTTTTCTAAATAATACTTATATATTTTATCTACAGTATCATTTATTAAGTCTGCTTTTTGTCTACCTGCATCATCTGGCATCTTACCTATACGAAGAATTACATCTTTTTCCATTGTTATAGGGTCAGATGCATCAGGTTGCAAAGTTTGTTCAGTGCTGCCTTTTGAAACTGTACCAATATTATGCTCTTCTTGCATCCTAGAAAGAACTATTTCTTCTATTTCTAACAAGTCATTAGCACTAAATCTATTTTGTTTTTTCTTAGCAACTTCTTCTGCAACAAGAGAGTTAATTTTATTTTGTACATCCACTTGTTCGTGTTGATAAAGTATTTGTCCATTTGGACCTAACATACCCTTACCACCTACACGTCCTGCAACTTGACTAGAGATAAAGTTACGTGTAGAAATAACACCGGGTTGTCCTGCTGCACCACCTTGCAATGTAGCTTCAGCCTGTGCTTCTGCAGTTGGGTCATACATAGTTATTGTGCCTGTAACAGAAGGTGGTGCTTCTGAAGGAGTAACATCACCACGTGCAAAAGCTGCTAAAGTTTGTACATTAGCACCCAATCCTGTCTCATATGCATCTGCTCTTTTTCTTGCAATAGCTGATAGGTCTTGACCTAAGAAACCAGTTTTTTGACCACCAGCATCTTCAATAGCATCAGATAAATCCATGCCTCTTTCAACTTTACCTAAAACACTTTCAAGAAAATCCGCTTTTGTTCTACCTGAATCTTTATAATCAGGAGAAAGTCTTACAACTTCTGCAGGTACAAACTTAAAATCTTTTCCCAACTTTCCTTCTTGTGCTTTTCTACTATATTCAATTAAAGCATTCAAATCGCCATCACGTGCAGCTAATTCAATTTGGTCTGTGTTATATCCCATTCTACTTAAAGTATCAAATTGCATAGATAGTTTTTTTGTTTTATCTTTATGTTCTTTATAGGCTGGTATGCCTAACTCAGTCCATAGACGCATAGAAGAATCAACAATTTTTTGCGTGTTCTTACGCTCTTCTTCCATAATCTCAGAAGCACGTTCTGCAGCACCACCTAAAAATGAGGACAGAATAAATGCCATGTTATGCTCTCCGTGCCATTAAGCCTTTAGGCTGCGGCTCTTCTATTTTTTCTTGAACTTCTTCTGGTGCTTCTTTTATCTGTTCTCCTGTAGACTTTGCAGCTTTCATCATAGCTACTGCAATCTGAGAATCGGCAGGAATATTTTCATCTACTTCTTGACCTTCTACCCTGTAGTCAACCTCTGCTGCGATAGCCATTTGTTCTATTGCTTCTGCTAATACAGGTGACACAAGAATACCTACATCCACGCTATGCACACCTTCCATAACACCGCCAAGCTGCACAGTATCAACAATAGTATCTATAGGTATACCCATTTCAAGCATATCCATAAGCTGTCCACCCATGCTGCTACTTGTAAGTCTAGGCATATAATATTGAATAGCCTCTTCAACTGTGCTATAACGAGAGGGATTTTGCCACGGTCTATCACCCAAAGGTGCAGTCAAAGACTGTCCGGGGATAGGTGCATCCACTGACATAGGTGTGGTTTGTCCGTTAAGCATTTGTATTCCTTATACGCATAATTAAATCTTCAATAAAAGGGTCGTCTTTATCCTGCTTTTTTTCTGGACGCTGTAAAAGACCTGTTTCTTTAGTTTCAGTCTCAACAGGTTTATAGTCCTTCATTCTTTTTCTAGCAGTATATATAGCTTGCCTTGCCCCATTAATAACTGTATTAGACATTTTTACGGACTCCATATAGTCTTAAACATATCAACTGCAAATCTACCCAATGAATTACTTGAATCTGCGCTATTCTTTAACTGTTGAATATTTGCATCAGAATCAGCAGATATTTTTGCTACAGCTAACTGGTTCATTCTATCTGCAGCATTATCAGCAGATGTCCATGCCCACTCCATTGTATCAGCATAGTATTGCCAAAGATTATTATATGCTGTTTTACTAATATCTAAAATAGCATTAGCATTAAGTTCGTTAGCACGATTGATTGCAGCAGTATCAGCAGTAGCAATCTCTCTACGCCACTGTGCATTACTCTGTGCTATGACCATTTGGTTTTGTGCATTAAACTGGTCACGTTGATTAATCATTTCAGAATTAAAACGCTCAATAGTATTTACTTGCCCTGCATTAAATTGTGCCTGTGAGTTTTGCTGTGCTGCATTAAACTGTGATGTTTGTTGTGCAAGGTTAGCAAAGAATTGGTCTACTTGATTTTGACTTGTGGCATTAAATTGACGTGATGCATTTTCTGCAGCTTGGTCATTAAACATTGACTGAATACGCTGTTGAGTTTTAAATATTTCTGTCTGTTGCTGGTTGGACAAGTTAGCCATATCAACTTGCAAAAATGAATTTGCATTTTGTACAGCAGCTTGTTGCCTGTTATTTAAGTTTGATGTGTCTAACTGTGACAGCCCTGCTGCTTCTGCCATTATAAGTGCCTGTGTATTAGACAGGTTTTGTAAGTTCATGCTGTTAGCAATACGAGAGTTTTCAAGAGCAATTTGTTGTTCAGCAGTAAAGTTCTGATTAGCTACGTCAGCTACACGAGCAGCGTTTTGTACCTTTGCTTGGAAAGATTGATTAAATTCAATATCTAAAAACTTAGCACGTTGTTCTGCTGCAAGCATAGCAGATTGTTGACGATTTGACAAGTTCTGTTGTTCAAATTGTGCAATAATATTTGCATCTGCTTGTGCAATTGGAAGTGATGCTTCCATAGCTGCTTGCACAATAGCCTGACCAGCTAGTGACGAAGCACCTAAACCACGAGCAGACATCTGTGCATTGGCTGTACGAATAGCACCTGCAGCCCACGCAGGTGGATTAGTGCCAGTAAATTGATTAGCTAAGTTAGCAAGCTGACCTTGTACCAGTGCTTGCTGTGATGGTTGTGCTGATGCAGCAGCAGCTTGTGTCTGAGCAGTAGCCTGTGCAGCTTTTGTAGCATCTACACCTGTACCACTAATAAGTTCACCCTGTTGAATTTGCCTCTGTTGAGGATTATTCATCAGAATAGCATTGCCCTGTGCAGCTTGTAGGTTGCCCACAGACGAGGCTGTTTGCTGGGCAGCAGTTACCTGCGCCCGTGGGTCTTGAGGGTTAGCCTGTGCTGCTTGAGTGGCTTGCAATGCAGTGTTTACAGCACCTGTTGCTTGCTCTGCTTGCATTACATTAGCTTGTGTTTGTTGTGTCGGTGTTGAGGTTGCTGTTGAAGCAAGGGCAGGATTAACTACAGGCATCTGACCTGTTATTTCACCTGTACCTGCAGCAAGTTCTTGTGAAGGGTCTGTAGCTACGCCCATAGCTACTGTTTCACCACCAACAGGCACAGCAGGTGAAGATATCATTTGCTGTGTGTACTCAGACACATCTTTAACTGGTGCATTTGTTGTTGTTTGTGGATTAGGAACAGGCATTGTTGAAGCAGGAGCAAGTGCTGGTGGGTTAGCAGGAAATCCACTAGACGATACACCGGGAATACCAGCTT